CCGGTGTTCGCGGACATCGCTGGACCCCAGCGCAACATCGCCTCATTCGGATCCATGCCGCCAGCAACGGCTGATTGATATTCCTGAAACGCCTGATGTTTGCGTGCTGCCTCGGATGCCGCCAGAGAGAACCGTTGTTCAGCTAACGCCTGCTGTTGAGCATCGAGCTGGGTTTGGCGCGCTGCCTGAGTTTCCTTGAACCGCTGCTGTGCAGCCGCCTGATCCATCTCCTGCTGAAATTCCTGTGCGCGTTGAGCTTGTTGCTGGGCCCGCATCTGGCGCTCCATCATCTGGGCGCCAAGTTGTACGCCGATGTGCATTCCCTGCGCCATGTGAGTGGCAGGGTCCGCGGGGGCAATCCATGGAGGAAAGGCTGGCATAGGTTATTCTCCGTAATAATCTCCAGCACTGTAAGGGTCGTAACCGGATCCATAGCCGCCACCGGAATAGACATCCATCGGTCCAGCGGCGGGCATGTCCTGAATCATCGTGGGCTCAATTGCTGGAGATAGTCCAAGGTTGTAAACGTCCTCCATTGTGCCACCACCCTGCAACGTGTTCCACATTGTTTCAGCGGCCGTGTCTCCGGCGCCAGTGAATTCCGGAGCGCCACCACCAAACATCTTTTGCCAGTTGGTGTATGCCGCGTCGTTCGGCGTGAGGTAGGGATCGCCCACCCCTGTAGCTCCATAGGTTACATCAGGACCGTATCCGCCAGACGGAAGTGGGGGCTCTTCGAAAGCTGGACCGCCCCTGACCGGGAGATTGAACCCGCCCACCGGGGATCCACCGCCGACACCCATGCCCGCCCGGAGGGCTGCAAGGTTCGCTGCAGCCGCGGCCGTGGGGTTCGGAGCCCGGCGCATCATCTCGGCCATCCATTGAGCCTCCTGCTGCTGGGCTGGAGTGACGAGCATCGATGAGGGATCAAACGCTGGCGCCCGGGGCACAGACCCCATCAGCGCATTGAGCGCGCTGAGTCCTTGTTGTTTCATTCCCAAAGAAGTCAGGCCAAGCGAGCGGAGATATTGTGCATTTGTAAACGGAGCCATTGGTCCCATTCCCGACCCGGCGCCAATCTCTGCGGACTGTTGGCGTAGCTGCGTGATCACATCATCCGGCACTTGACCTGAAAGCAATTGGTTGATGTTCCCGGTTGCGGATCCGATTGTTCCGGAGATGCCGGGGATTTCCTGATTGAGCGCACTGATCACTCCAGCTCCGGCGCCCGCTCCAGTTTGCTGCGCGAGATTGTAAATGCTGTTCGCGTTCGCAAGGTTGCCAGCGATAGCGGAGCTGGCCGTGGAGGTTGGGTTCGGCACGGCCGGGATACCGCCGTAAGCCGGGTTGCCACCCGCTCCGCCGTAGAGCATTGAGGATCCCCCTCCGGTGTTGAATCCTATTCCACCCCCGGTGAACGTCGGAAGAGTCCGGCCTGAGCCGCCAAAAAGTGCATCAGCCATAATCAGATCATCCCAATTCTTACCCGCTCGAGCCGGGCGCTCCCGAACGGTGCGAAGTAGATCGCTGGTTTGTTCTTGCCCACGTAATGGGTCAACTGGCCATTGAGAAATTTCACCGCCTGCTTGTGTCTGTTCGCAGATTCAGCCTTGGCTTCCATGCCGTCCACTCCGCTCATGCGCGCTGCCTGACACTCTTCAATCAACGCCTCGAGGCTTTGAATGAGCAGGTAATCCTGATCTACCGCGGCTGGGATAAGGTCCAGCTTCACAATGGCGTGGATGGGAATTGCTTGCGGGGTGACACAGTTCTGGCCGATGGGGCAGGTGCAGGGCAGGTTGTTAAAGTAATACCGCTTGTAGCGCGATGACTGTTCCCCCGGTTCCATGGTGAGGATCAACGTGCTGACACCTGTGGTTGCGTCCACAGACATGATCTGAACGGCTCCCACCGTGAGGTCTTTCTGGATCCCGGTCAACTTGGAGTAGGCGTTTACAGAGGCAGCAAATGGCTGAGTGAGGGTCACATATTCCCCGCTGGTTTCATCTACGCCATTCTGGGTGTAAACGACGTTTCCGTTACTGTCCACGCCTTGGAACAATACCCGCTTTGCCGCGGCCACATCTGCATCGTCCAGAGCGAACGCCTGCAGGTAGAACGGAGCTGTGGGTGGATCCAAGAACGTGATGGCATCGTTGCGGGTGAACGCCGTTGTGAGACACTCAAAGTTCTGGCGGCACTCCTTTGGCAGTCGGCCGTTGCCAAACCGGATGTATTCCTGAAACTGGTTGGAGAGATTGACTGGCCGGGTGCAGACATCAGCGTATTCAATGCGCGCCACTTCTCGGGGCAACGTCACGTAGGGCGTGAGCCTCGAGCCGAACATTAGAATTTCAGCCCAGCTCCCGTACCACCCCTCATCTCCAGATTCCTCTGCGTAGATCAGCCGCTCCTGTGCCGCGTTCACAGCGTTGGCAACACCAACAATGTCATCACGGCACAAACCTATGAGGCTGGGCCCGCGTGACATCCGGAAGTCAAAGAGCCTGAGTCTCTGCGGCATAATGGGGTTATCAGGTTAAAGGTTCACTGCGTCAACTCATTTACAAATTGGTGATTTGCCAATCCAGCTCAAGCGCCTGATGGCCGGGATCGTTTTCCGGTGTGGCTGGGAACCCAGTTGGCGCGGTTGATGTGACCACAATTACGAAGTGACCCGGGCCTTTTCCGTTGCCCAAATTAAACTGATCATCGAAGTGGTACGTTCCGGGTGGGAGAATTCTTGGAGCCCCACCAAACTGAAAGACAACCGGACCAACAGGGATCCCCACGTTGGGAACATAGGTGATTGAAATGCTCGCTCTGGCTGAATGAAGTATCCCGCCCGGTGTTCCGGTATAAAAGTAATCCTGATGGACGTTGATGGTGCAGTTGTCTCCGCCCTCAAAGTTAAGGGTTCCGGTGTTCGTGACAGTCGCGCCATCAACACCAATGGTTGCGTCTGGAGCGTCAGCGATTACATCACCGCCACCGCCACCAAAGTCATCGAACTGAGCAGTGCCCGCCCCAGCCGTGTTAATCGTAGGCGCGCCCCAAACGATTGCGCCCCAGTTCGGGCAACACGCCTTTGCTGTAATTGCGACTTGAACACTGGCAGGGTTCGGGCTGCTTCCCCCTGTTCGGGCGTAATTACCACTTGGGTCAGTGCTGCTCCCATTGCTGCATGAGCCTTGCCACAGAAGCCCGCCCGGACAGGCGATACTGAGTATCCATCCACCACCAAGGAAATAAATCTCGGTATAAACCCCAACCTGACTTGTCCACAGGGGGTTGTTCGGGTACAGGGGTGACTGCTCCACGCCAACCTCGCGGCCCTTAACGGTCTGGTTAAGAATGTAGTAGTGGTTCCTGCTAAGGCTGTCCTGTGTGAGCAGGCTAAAGGTTCCATCCCAAGCGGGATCTGCTCCAGCGGGACATGCGGGAACACTGAGAGCGGCCAGCATTACATCGTACTCACAGATCCGCACCAGCGTTGAGATTGCCGTTATGCTGAAGTCTTTGGTGCATTTGGTACCACTCGAATCCTGCACCTGCACGGTGAAGTTGGTGGTCCCCGTCTGGGACGTTGTGCCGCTGATCACTCCGGCGCTTGAGAGCGTGAAACCCACAGGCAGAGTCCCGGCCGTAAGTGTCCATGTGTAGGGCGCCGTGCCGCCGCTGCCCACTAACGCCTGAGTGTACGGAGTGTTCACGTTGTACTGCGGGAGCGGGCTGTCTGTGATGATGGCAACCACCGCAATCGTGAACGGCTTGGCCATGAAATTGCCGCGGATGTTCACCACCTTGACCGTGAAAACGAAATTGCCGGGCGACGTCGGGGTGCCACTGAACGTGATCACATTCCCGGCCGTGCTCATGGTGATACCGGGAGGGAGTGCCCCGGAAATGATTTGCGCTGATACGATTGGGGATCCGGACACCGTGGTGCTACCGCTGTATGGTTGGTTCTTGCAGCAGCTCGAGGGAGTGAGCGGGCTGAAGCAAACCTTTAGAATCTGGGCTTGTCTGCAGGCGTAGCTCATCGCCTCACGGTCAGCAATCTCCTGCGAGTCGCCCACGAACTGCCCGGCGCCAGTTTGGAACGTGAACGGGGATCCATCTGGACAGAACGCCGTGCACTGCTGCGGTGTGTTCGAGAACAGCGGATCACCTGTGGGAGTGCGGTTGGGCGGTCCACCATCCGTGGGTTGGCAGGATTGCCCCAGCCGATTCACACACAGAGCAGCATCTTCCTGTGTGGCAGCGGTGCACGTAATTGGACCATCCGGTGTCTGGCAACCCAGACTGTAGAAACCGCCCGGCGCCGGGCCTGTTGATCCCGGGCCCGTGGTCCGGCCGGGAGAGTAAGATCCGGAGCCGCTCCCGTAAGAAAAGAAGTGGTCAACGTCCGGAGCTTCGGCGCTCAGGTTTTGCACCGGGTTGGAATCATCCGGGCACGGCGCTTTGATTGGGCACGGTAGTTTCATCAGCAAGGCAGATTGGAGTAGAGTTGCCGCTTGACCCGTTCACCGTGCAGGAAAATCCCGCGCACCCTGCAGCTTCCGAGAATCGTTAAGCGCGGTTGGAACTGGTGTCCGATGTCGCTGGGTCTGGCCATCTGTGTATCACATACCACCGGAGGTTTTGGGAATCCAATGGTTTGACGGTAGCCCAAGCCCTGTACTGTGTTCGGCTTGAGCGGGTAAGACGGTGGAGGGCAAATGGGTGGGATGTTCTCCTGACAATCCCGTGCGCTGCAAATCTTCCACGCTATCCAAGGGATGTAGCAGGACCAGCCGTCCGGCCGATACTCCAAAGAAAACTCCACCGTGCCAGAAACTCTATCCACCCACAACTCACCGCCCACCAGCCGTTTGAGGTTGAAGTCCTCGGTGAAGTTGAATGCCGGAAATTCGATCTGCCATTGAATTCGAGTGTCGTTGTTGTCGGTCAGATTGCCGTCCTGCAATTCCCAAAACCAAATACCGTTATCCGTCCGGGATACGATGGTGACAAAGCTCCGCTGTAACCCGCCAAAGTCGCCAGTGAACACCTGCAGGAAATCCACACCTTCATAATGCCCCTCCCAGACCGGAGGCTCTTGGCTTCCGGGATTGGTTTGGGGGGTGAAATCCAGAGGGACGAGTGCCTTGTGAATAACGCCTTGCGCCACTCGCTGTGGCAGCGCCGTCTCGAGCAGCCGATTGTTTGCCGATATGCCGGAGCCGAAATTCATCAGGGCACGGTTATTGAATTGGAGAATCCGGTTTTCGGGCGAGGAGATTGGAACATTCCCGGGCTGGGAGAAGTAACGCACAGCAAGTATCAGGCTTCGGACTGAGGGCTCCAATGACTGATAATACAGGTCGCCGTTCTCCTGTATCACGGACCAGTCGCTCGTGGTGCCATTGGTCAGTTGAACAATCGATTGCAGCGGCTGGTTGGTGGAGTTGGCGTTAATCCAATCAGCGCGGCTCACCGGTACCTGCAGAGAATAAATTTGTTTGCGCGTGAAGATGTATAAGAGCCCTTGGCCGAGGGCGGCATTCAATTGCGCGGTGTGCGCCAGAGCCGTGATGATTCCCCCGTCGCTGGGAATGTGAAAGCCGTCACCGCCAAGAGCGAGCGGGTTTTCGGTCACCCGGAGAATCGAGTCAGTGAAGTTGTAGGCGAGAGTTCCGGAGGAGGTGTTGCCAACGATGTCGCCAGCCGTGTAAGTGAACTGGTCCAAGTAGGCGTACCAAATCCGCCCCATGTAGTAGTCCATCTGATAGCCAGCAGGCAGTTCTGAAATCTTACCGGCGGGAGTTGCCGGGGTTAGTAACACCAAATCGAAATTCGCCGCGCTGACTGGATAAGCGGCTTTATTGAAACCTGTCAAGGTGAACGTGCCAGTGGTGCCGACATGGCTGGTTAAACTAAACGGTATGTAACTGGTTGAGCCGTGATTGACAATACCGACCAAGCTGCCGTCCGGAGGCAACGTATTCCAAGTCAGGGTCAGGGTGCCGCCAGTCGCGGGGATGACAAAAGAGGGCTGGTTTCTGGTATCGATGACTTGGGGACCAGAGGCTGCTGCAGTCGGCGGTATGATTCCGTTTGATCGCCTGAGCGTCACACCATCCCAGAACAAAGGCAGCGTCACACCGTCCCCGGCTTGGATAACGAGGAATCGTTCACCCTGACAAAAGAATGCCCGGGCCACATTGGGCGGGTTAGACAGCCCAAACTTTTTGGACAGGTTAATGGGCGCGCTGCTCGCGGGGTCTGCTTGGTAGATCACCCCACCAACAGAAAATATCAGATACGGATTGCCCCCCAGCGGCTTGTAAAGGAATCCACCCTGATAGCCAGTTGTACCAACAAGCGCGGGGTCTGCTTGGTCAACCAGTTTGTAAATAGATTCGAGCCCGGCCCGTGGAGAGATTCCCCCGTCCCTGACTGTTGCGTTGATTAACCATGCCAGTTCGTTGCGCGCCAATCCGTGAGGGTTAGCCTGTGTCGCCACCGTTGTTGGTTTCAGAGAATCAACGCCACCTTGAAAGTTGAGGGAACCATCTGTAAGAATCGGTGAACCGTTGTCGGCCATCGTTCGATGTCCTACCTGTAAAAATGCCACGATTCAAGAGAAAGCTGCGGGCTCCGGACATGGAGAAGGAGAACGCCTACCGCTACGTGGAGAAGTACGGGCTCTATTGGCCGGACGATGCTCACCCGGTCAACATCGAGCTGTACATGATCCGGCACGGTGGGCAGTGGGTAAAGAAGGACGGCAAGACTGCGGGCAAAGGGCTGTTGTTCCACTATGCGGAAGCCATCAAATTGATCTGGCCGCACATTGTTCAACACCGCTGGTTCACCTTTTTCCTCGAGCATTGGCTGGCATACAAATTCATCGGCGTGATGGGACCGCGCAATTCCGGGAAATCAATGTGCGCGGCCGTGTTCCACCTTACCGACTATTACGCTTTCCCGGATTGCACCACCACCATGGTCTGCTCCACCACCAAGGAACGGCTGGAGGATCGCGTCTGGGGCGACATTAAGAAGTATCACACTCAGGCCAAGAACAACTGCAGGTGGTTGCCGGGCGTTCTGATCGAAAGCAAGCAGCGGTTGATAACAGACATCCGAACGGACCCAGAGGACGCTCGAGACTTCCGCAACGGGTTCATCGGGATCCCCTGCAAGAAAGGAAATTCGGTCGTAGCCATCGGAGACTTTCAGGGCATCAAGAACAAGAGGATCCGCCTGCTGGGGGACGAGTTGGCCGCGCTCCCCAAAACGTTCATAGATGCCACCGCTACACTGGACATTCAGGCCGACATCAAGGTAACAGGCATGGGCAACCCGGCTCAGACAACGGACCCACTGGGGATCCTCTGCGAGCCGCACGTCACGCTGGGGGGTTGGGAAGGCGGCATTGATCAAACGCCAAAAACCAAGTCGTGGAAAACCAGATTCGAGGGGGGCATCTGCATTCAGTTCCCCGGCTCCGATTCTCCAAACATGGACGTGCCGGAGGGGGATCCGGTTCCTTATCCGTTCCTGATTGGGCGCCAACAGATGCAGGAGGATCTGGGGATCTGGGGCAAAGATGACTGGCATTACACCATGTTCAATGAGGGGCGCATGCCCCGGGGTCAGGGCTCCAGACGGGTCATCACTCGCCAGCTCTGCCTCAAGCATCGCGCGATGGAGGATCCGCTGTGGAAGAATTCCAATCGCACACGCATCACGGCACTGGACGCGGCTTACCGGGCCGTTGGTGGTGATCGCTGTGTGTTCATGGAGTTGGATTTCGGTGAGGAGGCTGAAGTGGACGCGGGGATCCCAGCGGCTTCCGCAATCATCAGTCAGGCGCTTCCTGATAGCCGGGCCGACATGATCATGGCGCTCATCGATGTGATGATCATTCCGATTGTCGCCAGCGACTTTGAGAGTCCGGAGGATCAGATTGCGATGTTCGTTAAACAGGAGCACGAGCGCCGCGGGATTCCACCGGAAAACCATTTCTTTGACGCGGGCATGAGGACGTCGCTCGTGTCCGCGTACTCCCGCCTCTGGTCCCCCGCGGTCAACCCTATCGATTTCGGTGGCAAGCCCACAGAGCGGCAAGTATCCACGGACATTGAAGTGGCATGCTCTGATTACTATTCCAAGTTCGTCACGGAGCTGTGGTGGAGTGTCCGGCTCGTGATTGAGTCAGAGCAATTCCGTGGGCTCACAGAGGACGTGATGTCAGAGGGGTGTCAACGGGAATGGAAAATGGTTGCTGGCAACAAGATCGAAGTTGAAACCAAGGAGGAGATGAAGCTCAAGACCGGGCGCTCTCCGGACCTGTTTGATACTCTGGTGACGGCCGTGGAGGGAGCCCGGCGCATGGGATTCAAAATTAAACGGATCATCAGCAAGGAGGCTGCAGTGGAGAATAGCCAGTGGAAACAAGAAGCCCGGGAAAAGTCCCGGGCGTGGGTTAAATCAGGCCAGCTCTCTTACCGCTAAGGACAGGGACAATACGTCATTTGTTGTTGATGTTGGCTTTCTCTTGTGTCAGGTGGGCTATGTCAGCGTTCACTTCCGCCAGTCGTGCGGGGTCGGTTGTGCTCATCGCCTTTGTTTTCAACCGATCAATCTCACGCTGGAGAACAGAGTCCCCCAGTTGAGCCGATTTTCCGACTGCCGGAAATTCTAATTTAATCCATCTCCAAATTAGGAGTAGTGCTCCTAATCCGACAGCGATAAGGCAGATCTTCACCCCCAGCGGGATCTTTGTCCACGAGAAGCCCGCGGCTGAATCGTCTCCGGAGGAATCGATGTCCGCGCTGCTGTTAATCTTCAACTGAGTCTCAGGCACTTTCAGATCGAGCTTGTTCCCCCAGCCGCGCATGTCGATGGATGGCAGCGCGCTCCGCTTTGTAACCGTGTCATTGTGGGACGTCTCGAGGGATCCGGCCGACTTAACCGCCACCTGCTCTTTGTGTTCGGTTGGGATCAGCGCGCTGCAGCCAGTGAGGAGGATTAGTGGTAGGAGGGTTAGGTATCGGTTCACTGGCTCACTTGAATGCCAGTTTCAGAATGATTTGCAACACTATTTGGAGGCACACCAAAAACCCAGTCGCGTAGGCTATCCACTTCTTCACGTCGGCCATGTCGGCGGCAAATTTCTCCTGAGCGTTCTGAATGGCTTTCTGCCCCTCTTTGCGCTCGCCCAACTCTTCCAAGATTTTCCGCTCCAGATACTCAACTTTCTGTTCCATCTTCGCTACTCTTTCCACCAAATTGTTAGCAGCCATTAGTTATTGTTGACGGTATTCGGAGGGACGGTCGCAACTAGGATAGCCTTATCTGCCAACCCCGCCGCACTCGGAGTTGAGTTTGTGCCGTTGGCTAATTCAAAATCGCTTCCAGTCGTTCCGCTAAGCACACCCCGGTGCAAAATCTCATCAACACTAGCCTGATTCAAGCCGTCAAAATTCCAAGACAGGAGAATGCTGTTGCCCCAAATTGCGTTGGGCGCACTAAAAGATGTGAGGGCTGGGCAACTGGAGAAATTAACCTGCACACCAAATGCCCCCACACTCGCCAGCACTGGGAGACTTACGCTCGCCAAAAGAGTGCAGTTACTGGCAACGACATCTGTGTTAATTTGTTGCAGGCTTGGGAAAGAGAGCGATGTCAAGGCGGAACAATTATCCATTTGCAGGTTCGCGTTGATCGCAGTTAAAGCCGTGAACGTTACGGAGGTAAGTGCCGTGCATTGGGACAGACTCAGCCCGTTCGGGATGACCGTCACAGCGGGCAGAGACACCGACACCAAAGAAGCGCAGTTGTCGAACACCACCATGTTCCCACAGTTGACATAGAGGGGCGCAGAGCAGGATGTAACAGGTGTGCCGGGAGCGTAAATACTGTCGCCTGTGGTAGTGAGTTTGGGGAAGGAAAGAACACCCACAGCCGTCCCCGCGAAATTGACCGGACCATTCACCGCTTGCACCAAGGCATCCAAATTGAACGAGGTAAACACCGGGGACAGTGCGGGCCTGAAACCATTTGCTCCATAGATGAATCGCAGCAACGGAGCCGAAAAGCTGGTCAGGTTCGGCATGGAGTCCACGTTGACCGCCGCATAGGTGATGACCAGTGTTGGGTAACTGAGCGTCACATCCGCTGCCCCGGTCTTGGTGATTCCATTTGCGGCACTCCTCACATCGGTAAATGCGGAGCAGGTTATCCCGTTGCAGGCTCGCACTTTGTAGTCCCATACATCCAAGGCTGGCAGCGCGGCGAGATCAGTAAAGGTGTGAGTCGTCCCTGCGACGGTTGACAGCAGGGAAAACGCCCCTCCGTTTTGGGCTCTCCAAATTTCGTTGGTGGTTGGCGTATCTGAGTTTGTCCAAGTGACTATCGTGCTTCCGTTCAGGGAATGCTCCGCGTCAATGTCGATATTGCCGGGAATAGCCGGGCTAGGCCCTTGGGCGAACTGGCACAGCAGATAGGTTTTTATCGATTCATTCTTGTCCTTGCCGCAACTTTCAAAGCAGCGAGCGGCATTAGCCAATGAACTGGGATCGCAACTAATACTCATACTCCCCTTAAAGCTATCGCGTCTTGCGCCAGCGGCTCACCCACCCCGGTGCACAGCCATGTCATCGTTGTAGATCCCCAAGCCCCCTCTTTCATGCTCATTGCAATGTCCTGATCGTTCCCGCCGTTATCCTGAAAGGCGAGTAGGGTCTGGCCAGCATCGGGCGTTACTGTGATTCCCGGTTGCGCGCTGAACGAACAGAAATCAACAATCAAATCTGTCCACAGGGATGTGGGAATAACCTGAATCGAATTGACATTGTTAAGGGTGAAACTGCTTACCGGGGGTCTGTTCGTAACAACATTAGAAAACAGTCCGGCCGCGACAGCTACACCTTGGTTGATGGTTCCGTCCCAGTTGATAACGATGTCCCCGGTGGTTGGACTGGCTAAAGCGTACACAGCCAACCGCCCGTTTTGTGCTGACGCTAAAATCAAATCCACAAAGGTCATCGCCACACCGTTGGCTGTGATCGATGTGATTGCCCTTAACCCGGGCCCGTTTCTCCACGTAACACCTACCAAAAGAAAGTTTCCGCCAGATGCGTTGAAAGCCGGAACAGTTATCGTTGCAACATTGGATGTTGTCCCGGCCGTCTGGCTACGAACAAACTGGGGCTCACTGGCGGCAATCCTTGTGAGGAGACTGCAAATCAGGGAAGTCTTTAGGGGGTTCTGCATCCCCTCTGGTACACAGGAATCAAAACACTTGGCCTGATCAGCAAGTGTTGATGGGTCGCAGGATGCCATCTCATTTCAATTCCAGCTATTTAGATAAAATTTGGCACAGCAGGTAATTTTGCACTGCTAGCTGTTGCCCCTTGGGAATGCAGTCCTGAAAGCAGCGCGCTGCATTGGCCAGCGTTGTGGGGTCCAAGCTCCCGCCAGCGATGACAGCGAGCAGGTAAGTCTGAACAGCCAACTGCTGGCCGGGCGGGATGTCGCAATCGAAACAGGTCGCTGCATTCGCCAGCGTGGAGGGGTCACAGTTTACAGCCATAAGGGAAATTAACCGTACATCGAGTCACCGCCACCCGGCGCCGGAGCCTGAGCTGGGGCTCCACCTTCACCACCCTCACCCTCTTCTTCTTTGCCGGGCTCGGGAGCGTAGGTTACCTCAAATTCCTTGTCGTGCTCCGCAACGATTTTTACCACCAGCTCCTCTCCCACCTTGAAGTCGGGGGCGATGTCTTTGTTGAGCAGGAACGTTTTCTGATCGTTCTCCTTCTTCTCCTCTGGCTGTTCCTGAGCGGGTGCACCTTGGGGCGCCGGAGCTTCGCCACCACCGCCATACATGTCGTCCGGGAAAAGTAATCGTCTCATAAGCAGTTTTAGTTGTTGTAAGAGGAGCGCCCCCACTGGTCAACAACTTAAACCAGTGGGGGCTAGACCTACCCCTGCGGCTTACAGATCAGATTGCGGGTTCTGCGGCATGTTCACCGGAGGCTGCGGCACAGGGCCAGCAGTACCGCCAGTCGGAACGCCCATGCCAAAGGAGGCAGTGGTGTAATCCGGAGCGTATGCGGCCGGGAGCGGACAGGCCGGGAGTCCGGATTCGTAATTCTGCGACGGGTAACCCGGGTCGCTCGAGCAGGTGGAGATTTCCGGGATGCAGAACTGTTCACCCTGATGGAAGAACACCTCAAGAAATTCGTAGTGCAGCGGCCGCACATAGTAATTGAAGTCAGCGATAAACTGACCCTTGTTACGGCGCTTGTTCTGGATCACCACGCCGCTCTGGTCGGCGCCAAGGTTATCCATCACGAACTGCCATTTTCCCCCAAAGTCGCGGTGACCGAACGGCAACTCGGGATTGAGCGGCGCGCCTTCGGGGACCAGCAGCTCCATGCCTTTCTTGTGATGGATCTGCGAGAGCCGGAAGTGGGCTCGGTCAAAGTCCGGGTTGTAATCGGAACCGATGCCAGCGGAACCGCCCGCACCAGTGGTGACCGTGTTTTTGTACGGCAGCACAATCTGGTAACGGAAACGGTTGGGAGCCGCGGCGGCGCCCAGATCCGCAACGAAATTGAAGCGGAGCCCCATTGGATCAACGCGGACCATGAAGTTGCCGATTTGACCAGAGAATCCATACCGCCAGTATTTGGTGGTGTCGTCGAACTGGGTAAAGCGCCAGTTGCCCAGCACGTTGGGGTTGGCCGATCCACCCACGCCAGTCTGTCCACCAAGGTGGTCCAGCTCCCACGTGGTATCCATGTCAGACACAAATTCGATGAACGGAGACGTGTCCTTAAACGGATTCTTTCCAGCGTAGCCCCGGAGCATCAGCGGGTTGAATCGCTGCTGGAGCATCTGCGGGACGAGCTTGAACACCCGGGCCGGAGAGGCGGAGCAGTCAAAGAAAATTTCTTCATCACCGTTGATACCGCCCAGTGTCCACGTGAACGAGAACACACCATCGGTGTTAAGCGCGCCGGAGTTTCGGTTGGCGACGTTCTTCTGCTTTGCCCAAAACAGATGGCGCTTACGCAGAAAGTTGCTGCTGATTGCCGTCGTGGCGGGCTTGAGGATTTCGGAGATGATCTGGCTGATGTGCTGCTCCGCATGCGTGATGTGCATGTCTTGGTCGTAGCAGAGGAGCGGTGTCGCCCAGCTCTGTTGTTCGGCAAAGTACGTCAACCGATCCGCGCCCCAACCAATCTGGTGCTCGAGGATGTCACACGGTGTGGAGTTACAGCCCGGGCCGTTAGCAACCTTTCGGGTCCACTGCTTGGTGGTGTTCGGCCACACAGAGCGGAAACGGTCCTGAGTGATTTCAACCGGGGTGCCATTGGGCGTGGTTCCGGTAGAGACGTTATACAACCACCCATCGTTTGGGCGGATGTCCTCCATGATCATCTCATCAAAGCGCGGAGTCTGATCAACGAGAAATTGGGGAAAGTCGCAACTAGCGATAATACCTGATGTTGGGCAACTCACGGTGGTGCTTTCTTTTTAAACTGCGTTCAAAATTTAACGGTTCAGGCCATGCCAAAAGACACAGCAACGGTTTTGAGTCGCGGTTTGAAGAAGCTCTATGGCCCACCGCTGGGCTTTTCTGTTATCGGCCAGATAGCGCCGTTGTCAGTCTTTCCTGATGGTCACCGTTCTATCTCGGTCGCCCGAAGCAGTTTGACTGCTTGCGGATGTGCATAATACAGGCAAGTAATGCTGTCAAATAGTTTCTTCTTTTCTGAAAGTCTTGAGCCGTCATAAAAAACCTTCAGTTTTAAGGAAACCAAACCTGTACGCGTGTTTAGCAGCAATGCTCAATTTTACATCCCGGCCAGTTTGCGAAGCCCGGCCATCATCGCGTCCCGCGCTTTCAGGGGCGGAGTGGCGCCTGTGGCTGGAGAGCCGGGAGAGTTGTTGGGGGTTGATCCCTCGTATGCAGCGAGCTTTTTCTCCGCTGCCTCGAGCTTCGCCTGAAGCCTCTGGGCCATGAGCCGCATCCCCTCAAATGCCGCGGCACGATTCCGCACAGCAACATGGCGCCGGACCAGCGCCTCGCGCTCCTGCGGTGTCAGGCCGGGATCTGCGACGTTGCGCGCGTAAGCGTCATCAACCAGTTTGTATCCCTTCTCAAGCCGGGTGTTCCATTCCTGATCCCCCTCCACTGGCTTGAAGAATTTGCCGTAATGTTCGTTGGCGATCACCGCGGTGACTTCCTTTTCCCAGAAGCCTTTAACCTGATTTTCAATCTCTCCCCGGATCTTTTTGGCGGCTTCCAGCCGGGTCTTGTCCCGCTCGGCGCCGTTCTTTTTAAGATCCTCGAGCGCCTTCATTTTCTGCTCGAAGATCCCGCGGATTTCCTTGCGGTGAGCCATCACGTCATCGGCAAAACTTCCAAAGGCTTCCGTGGCAATCTCGCGCGCCTTCTGCAGCGGCATGTTCACTAGCGCCAGCAAGTCCTCAGTCTGCAGCGGCCGGGGCTGGCCCGTATTGGAGTCAGTCACAGACAACTCTGCCAGCTCCGATATGGCGCGCTTCCATGCAGAGTCGTAGTCAGCGTTCACCTTCAAAATTTCCGGATCGTACTTTTCCGAATTGTAGTACCGTAAATCTTCGGTCATCTCAGCCGCGCGCCTTTCGGCCGCTGTGAGTCGGTCCTCGTTCTCCTTGCGTTTGGATTCCGGCAGGATCTGTTTCTCCAGCTCGAGGATCCGCGCCTCTGCCTTTGCCGCTCGAGCCTTGTAATCGTCCACGAGTTTCCATGGGCTCACCTTCTTGCTTTCCGGCGCCGTGGGTTCGGCTGGAGCCGTGGGAGCGGCTGGCTCGGCGGGTTCTGCAGGTGGCTGTGGCTCTGCGGCTGGCTGTGGCGGTTCGGCCGGAGCGGCTGGCGCTGCAGGTTTGGCTGGAGGGGTTGGCGTTGCTTCCATCCCAGCCTTGCGCCGCAAGTCCTGCTGCATCTTGTCCCGCGCGGATCCCGGCCGCGGTGGAGGATTTATTGGACCCGCATCACGGAGCGGAGCGCCGGGCGTAACGTGAATCTCACCCATCGATGGTGGCACTGCGGATCCGACTGAAGCCGGAGCGGCCGGGGCGACTGGAGCGGTAGGGGCTGGAGGCATAATTAGGCTTGGTGATTGAGGTTGCGGTTGGCGACTTGTTGCAGTCGCGGAGTGGGCTCTGCAAGATTCCGGAGCACACCCATGATTTCCAGAGCGCCCTGCAGTTTGTAACCCACTGCCGCGGCGCTGTTGCCGTCCTTAACTTGGGCGGCTAAATCGGTTTGATACTGGAGGAGAGCAGTGTGAGCAGCTCGCTCGAACGTCGAGCTATCAACCATCTCAATGTGTTTGGAGAGATGTTCTTTAGATTCCCGGAAGGAGTCCCGGGGGGACAGTTGCCGTAAGCGTTGCAGGTTGTTTTGGTCCATTTTGCATTAGTTGTTGTTGTTGATCAGTAAAAGATCGTCTTGTGAGTTATGTTCACAGACTGGTTGGCTTGCAAGCCTTTCTTCCCAGCACGGCCGTGGCGCGGGGCAGTTTTCGCGGGCGCTTTGCCCGGCTTCTTCATTTGCCGGACCATCCGTCCCAGCAGCTTCATCATCGGCTTTTGCTGTTCCCGGCTCGCAATGTGCATCTGCGAGGAGGACGGGTAGAACGGTAGATGCCGCTCCTGTTCTTCGTCGCTCATCTCAACCAAAACTGTTTGTGTTTGTGGTTCTTGCGCGGCCGTCCGGCTCTGGGCTGGCGCTTGAAAGTCTTATCGTAGACCGCGGTGCGGTCCACCATCATCTGACCCGTTGACCGGGCGCCGGAGGCGGGTGCTGCAGCATTCATAATCAATCAATTTGCTGGCCGATAAACTCAGCCTCCGGACCGTCCTTGCCTTTCAATGGGATCTTGAGGTTGATGAGTTTCTTGGTTTTGCACTTGGGGTGCAGGCTCCGGTGGTCGGCGGAGACGATGTAGATAAGTCGATTCATCCAGTCCCTCACGTCCTCATCCTCTGTGTCCCGGGCTGGTACTTCGCACTTAGCGTCTACAACCCCACATTCCTCACAACTGTACATCACCGTGATCATTCAATCGCTGCCGCTGGTTCAGGTACCGGCGCCTGAGTTATCGGTATTCCCTCTTCCATGGCCGTGTCAATCTCTTTCAGGACGCCAGCCAGATCCTCCACCTTGGCATTAAGGCCATCAGGGAGCAAATCCGCTAACCGTTTGATTTCCGCTAGTGCCTCCTTTGGACTGTCCCCGATGGCACAAAGCCAGCCCAGATCATGCCCGCGCATCTCGTTCGGAGGGAAGCAGAGCTTGCCATCAATCTGTGCACAGTTGGCGGCGCGGAAATTACGCTGCAGTTTCTTGGGCAGCGGCACGACGTCCCAGCATTCTCCCTCCGGTTTGCTCTGCACCATCGTTTCAATGGAGAACATCTTTACAGGCTCCGGCTCCACGAGGATCCCGTTGGCGCCCAACCAAATAATCTTGCTGTAGTTCTTCCAGATCAGTTGTTGAGTGGCGGAGCTGGGGAGCCCGGCCCGGACGGTGGCATCGATAAAGAAATTTTTCAGCTCTTTCACCCTGACTTCCATGGACCAGAATTGCCGGTACCGGCGCTCCTGCAGGAATTGAGAAAAGGCGTCCATGATGGCCCGTGTTTGCTCCGGTGCCTGCGCGCGCTTAACCACCGCGGAGAAATAGCTTTTGTCCTTCCACTCAATACCGTTGAGCATCAGGCCGGGCCATCGGCCATCAATGTTGTAACTGTCACCGCCCAGCTCCAGATCCGTGTCGATGGCATCAAAGACCAGAAACTTAATCTTGTCGCCCGTTGGGCCCAACCACACGCGCATGGAATCGATCCAGCATTCATCCTGCTCCCAGTTTCGCCAGTGGTGCGTCTCCATATCCCCCCGGTACCGGGAGACTTTGATGTACTTGTCCTCTGCCCCAATCAGGTAATCGCACAGCTCGGTGAGTCCGTGGAACACTTTGAATTCCGGAACGTCCAGTCCCAACTCCTCCAGCATCTTCATCAGGAACGGGCGGTTTAGCTCGAGCACATCAGCGGATCTGTTTCCCCACACCGCTTTGCCGATGCTCTCAAGGTAGAGCTGCAGGCCAGAGTGCTGGCAGTCCGGCACGACGAACAAATCAATCTCATCGATCAGCGACCAGAAATCGCGGACACATTCCACATCTGGGAATCCGTCCCCAATAACTGCGCTTTTGATGGTGGCTGGGGTTTTTTCGCACGGCTGGCAAAAGATGACCCGCTTACAATCCTCTGCCAACCGGGTGGCTACGGGTAGAAATTGCCCGGAGTCCAGCACACAGGCTGTGACGTCGGAAACTTCTTTCACGATGGCGATTGTGGGGGTGGGAAACCCGGGTCCGGCTCAGTCACTTTGGGCGGCTCAAACAGCGCCGTGATGTCGCGCTCGTGCTCTTCCCAGTTCACGCCCATCTGCGTGGCAACCATTGCCTCAATGATGGTGGCAAGCTGATGCTGTTTGAAGTAAGGAGCGTCCAGATGATCACCCGGCTCTGAGTCGTCGCCCGCAACACGGTTCGCCTCAAAGTTCATGTCGTAGTCGTCCACCTGCTTCTGGGTAACGCCGTTGGCATAGCACATGCGCGCCTCTGCCAGCTCGTGGATGACCACCAGATCTTGAGAGAGTTGGGGCAATTCCTGACTGACCCGGATGTGCATGTGACCGTCCGCGTCGTACCACCAATCCCCGCAAGTGGGGTAACGGTGTGCCGAGTGGGGGATTGCTTTGATGATGATGTCCATAGTTGTTGTTATTCTTCAGTTGACCGTAACCGGGCAGCTCTCACTGCTTCGTCTGCCTCGAGGGCAGTTTTCTGCAAATTGGCAGCATGCTCCCGGTGGTCCTGCTGCATTTGCAAATCGTGTTCCTCCGCGCGCTGCCGCATCTCCTGCTCGAATTGGATCTGGCGTTGAGCAGTCTTTTGCGCGTGGCTCTGCTTGGCGTTCTCGGCTTTCGTGCGAGCGGCCAGCATCATGGCGTTGATCTTGGCCGCATCCTTCGGATCCAAACCTCCGCCACCGTTCCCGTTCTGCTGTGATTGCTGGGCGGCTTCCTGCTGCCGCTGACCGAACGCCTTAACTTGATTCATCACCTTGCCCAGATTATCGCCCAGCGTTTTGACGATAGCTTTGTTGGTCGGATCCTTTGCAAGCTGATCGATGTAAGCCTTGGCGTACTGTTCGGCCGTGAGCAGACCCAGCAGGTCCGCGGGTGTTCCCATCCCGCCGCTCTGTTCGATCTGCTGAACCTTGTGGGCCATCATTTGGATGGTCTTACCCGCCACTTCCACAGCGTTCAGGCCATCTCGAGGATCCACCGGGGTGCCCGTCATCAACGTGCCGAACACAGCCTCAGTATCGTGCACGGAATCGCTGGTGCGTGGTGATTCCGGTACCAGCTCTTCAGCCCGGCCGGGATCATCGGTGATGGCCAGCACAGCGTCACGCAGGATGATGCGTTGCGGATCCGGGTCAAACTTCTCCCTCCACTCCATGAGCTGCTGGGCAATGGTCATCTCGAGGGTTTTGTTTCCACCGCCCATGATCCGCTCGCTTTCGATGTCCCACGCCTCTGGGACCAAAACCTTTTCCGGTACCTTCATCCGGAGCATCTCCGCTCGAGCCTCGCGCACGTCCGGGTCTTTGGAATCGGGTATCAGAAAGCGGCGGAAGATTTCCCGGTATTCGTGATTCTGATATTCGTAGGACTGATTGAGCGCGGCCGACACCATGGCCTGCATGCTGTTCATCTCAGCCATCACCTGAAACTTCGTTTTCTCCGTGCGTCCTTCTGAAAAGTTCTGCTGCTGCGTGTAGGAGGCAGCGTTCTGGCTGATGAGCCCGGCGTTCTCCCTCAGGCCCAGCTCCGCCAGTTGCACGTTGGGTTGCCATCGGTCCTGAGCCGGGATGGGATTAATCGTCTCGTCAATAAAGCTGTGATTGTAGAGCTGTATGTTCAGCGCCTTCTGAATGTCGTCCATCGATTTAACCCTGAACAACTGCATCAGGGTTTCAAAGGTCGCCTCCTGCATCTTGCAACGGAGGCGGTTCTGCAGGTGACAGATCCCGTAGAGCAGGAATCCCAGCGAACGGACAGAGTGATACCGGAACGGAGCCACGGCCGACAGGTCGGCAAACTGGCATTGGAACAGGTGCTCACGCCTGTCCGCGAAACTCTTCGCTCCGCCGTTGTACAGAAACTTACCCTTTCCGAAAGACAGATCGTTGTTCCGGCTCCACTTCACTTCGGAGCCCTGCATGCTGCCGCCCCAGTCATCAAAGATGATGCGGCGGCGCCAGCCTTCCTCTTTCTCCTGATCGCTCCAGTAATAAAAATCAAAGGTGTCGATGGTGGGCACAGCGTCACCGGAGTAGTAAGTGCCATCGCCTTTGATCCGTTCGTGGATCTTCTCCGGGCTCCATACTTCAGGGTAATTGGATCCGTAGAGAGCGGTGGTTTCCTTGTCGATGTAGGCGATGGCGCCGTTCACCACTTCCATGTCCCATCCTTTATCCACGTGCGGGCCATGCGTGAGCCTGATCAGCTCCGGCGCCGTGTAGCTCCGCATGATGGCAAAGAAGGGGAGATTTTCAAAATGCAGGTAGGTGTTGGCCGGGATCAGAAGATCCTCAACCCCGCGCGGATCCGGACACCACTTGTGACCGTCCTCCCACGTGCCGGGCCCAATACCGTGCAGGATGTCCAGAGCAAACGAGCTGCGGAGCTTCTCCATGTATTTGAGCGATTTCTTCATCCTCCGATTGATCGCGTTGGAAACAATCACTCCCCATTTGTCCCGTTTGTGGACCGGGCCCATGTCAGTCTTGGCAGTGAAAAACTTGCCCGGCTTCTGGTAGGCGTTGGTGAACTGGGAGCGGGCATCATGGCCCAGCCGGGTGCTCTCGAGAAAGTTGCAATTGACTGCGATGTTGTTGTCCTGAACCTCATCCTCGCTGTAGGGGGGAACGCCGTTGAACAGGTCGTTGATCCTCGCCCGGTTCAGTCCGCGGTAGTAGTCGGCTTGCTTCAGCATCCAGCAAACGCTGGAGACTACATCCGCATTGTTGAATTCCATTGGGCAACCGCTTACTCCTTTGCGGAGTAGGTGTCAACACTGTGCTTTCTTGAAGATCATCAGCTCCTTGGAGCAGCGCATCCAATCGATGCCCACGTTCTGGTTCACCCAGTCCAGACGCTCCCGCATGAAATCAATGTGACTGGGCCATCCTTCTTTTAGGAAAACGGATCCGGCGCCGTAAGAAACGCCGATGTCCTCAATGCAGTAGAGCCCGCCCGGCCGGAGTGAATCCCAAAGGGAGCGGTAGGTTTGGATTACCTGATCCGCGAAGTGCCCGCCGTCATCGATGATGATGTCCCAATCACCGTGATGGTTCTGCAGGAACGTCTCCCAGAAAGCTGCTGACGATTGATCCCCCTGAACAAATCGGTAGCGCACAATGTCCTCGTCGGGACTGTTCCACTGGTTGGTGTTCGAGTTGATGTCCACGCCAAACACCGTGGCGTTGGGGAAATAGTCCAGCCACGTCATTATCGATTCTCCACCGCCCACGCCAATCTCGAGAATCTTGAGGGGATCCTTCCGGAGCGGGCTGAACACTTCATCGTAGTGGCGCGCGTAATCGTGCGCGCCCGTGGGGTGAATGCTGGCTTTGTCTGTTCCCCGGTGGATGGCGATTTCGTCAAGTGTTTTCATTTGTCTTTCTGGCACCAAACGGCCGACCCATCAATCTGGAACATTGCGGGCAGGGTTTGGTTAAAGTAATCCTCCACGGCTTTCCTGCATTCAGGAACAATCTGGTAGTCGTCCACAATCAAAAACCCGCCGTCTGAAAGTTTGGGCCACAGTGCGGTCAGCGCGTCCAGTGTGCTCGAATACATGTCACAGTCCAGCCTCAGGACGGCGAGCTGTCCCACAGGAGAAAGGGATCCGGAAAAGTTCCCGGGGATAAAGTTGACGTTGTGGTTCAGCTCGAATCTATCAAAGTTGGATCTGACTTCCAGCTCTGAAACCTTTATACACTCCAGCTTTTCCCACCATGGTTCCGTGGGTGACGGTGGCATTCCGGTAAAAGAATCACAAACCCAAACAGCTCGCTCTGGTGGCAGACAGGCCCGCGCATAGATGCAGGCTCCTCCGCGCCAGACACCGCACTCGCAGAATCCTCCCGGGATGTTCAGGTCCACGGCCCGCTGGCAAAGGTGTCGGATGTTCCTCAGTCTCCGGCGCCCCACCATGGTGAACGCGTACGCGGGCCATGCTGCCAGTCCGTTCTCCTTTTGATTGTCGGTCAGCCGTGGACCGCTGTGAATCACGGTACCGTTTTCGTGGATGAATGGCTCTGGCCAAAACCAGTAGAGCAAAGTCTTTTCCAACAAGTCTAAGTAGTCATTGCTCACGGCACTCCTCCACCGCCGTGCGGCCGGAACGAAAACACGTTCGGCCGGGGACCGTTGCCCCAATACACTTCCGCCTCGTACCTGCTCTCGTAAGCGGCGATGCCGGACATTTTGATCCGGTCACGCAGATAGATGCTGGGGAGCCGGGCGGCAAAGTCGGAGTTGATCCAGACGAAATTCCCGGCTGGGATGTGCTGAGTGCCATCGGCCATGTTCCACATCCAGTGGCAACAAACGATGTCGTGAACGTTGAGCAGCTCCACGCACTGGCGCCAGTTGTTGATCAGATCGTTCATCATTCCAATGCGCCACGGCCGTGACACTCCCTCACCGTAGCTCGAGCCTTTTTTGTGAGTGGCCCCTTTGGCGTGGAAGTAGAGCACCTTCCACCCGGGGTGAGTCTTTACCCAGTTCTCCAGCATGACGAGCGTGAGATTCTCCCCGCGGCTGGCCAGTGTGTGGTAGGTCTTGGTTGCTTTCTGTGGCAGCAGCGTCTCCCCGAACACCACGCTCTCCTGTTCACCGTTGATCCCACAATGAATCTCCTGAGCTGCCTGCTCGAGCCCCACCGCCTGCAGGGTGAACATCTGATCGTGGACCACTTCCAGCGCGCTCTCGAGGATGTTGTCTGGTTGCTCGAGACAGAACAGGCAGTGGTAAAAGATTGCGATTGGCGCGCTCATGGGCAGTGGTAATAAGGCGGAGCCGTGAGCCTGTCACCCACCAAAATGTTTTGCTGATTGTCCCGGTGAAAGCCGCCCGGCATTGAGTCACAGGAATACACGTCCCGGATTTCGTTCCAGCCGACAATCAACGCCTGCCGCCCAGTCCTGATCACCCAGCTAGTAAGCCCGTTGGCGCCGTGCTCGTAGGGATAGCGCAAGCTGTTGTCAGTGCAGCGCAACGGATGATCGTTGATGAGCTTGGGACTGCACCAGAATCCGGTAGTTCGCACGTGGGGGAAAACGCCAAAACGCATATCGCCCTGATTGCCCGTGCAGCCGTACAGGTTGTCTCCGTGGTCCTGAAACACGTTGGCCATCCTGCGGAGCCAGCCCTGCCCGCGGATGTAGGAGTTGCCCCCAAGGAAAACCATAAGGTCACAAGGGTAGGATTTTGCCGCAAGCTGGTAGCCGCCGATGTCAAAACCTGAATCGTCGTGCTCGAGAAACGTGCAGTTGGGCAGCGATTCAAACAGGTACTTGGTTTCGTCGTTCGCCTTGCCTCCGTTACAGATGATCACGGTATCGTGCTCAATCATCGGCGGAGCGTAGTGGTAGGATTGGACAAAGTTGAGGGCACGTTCAAAGTGACCGTTGCCGCCAGCTTCAGGGTAGATGTAAACGATTGCTATTTTCATTCGCCAAGGTCACGCCGCGTATGCTGGTCCCGCGCCAAACTTTCCGCAAGACTTACAGGCTCCCAGTCTTTCATAAAGAGGCATCGATGCCACGTGAGTTGATACGGTTCAAATCCAAGTTTACGGCTCCAGAGCGCAAAGTTGTTGGGCCCGTGCTCAAACTGGTAACGCTCACCCTCGCTCTGCAGATCCGGATAGGACATCAGGAAACTGGGTGGGCAACAGAAGAACGTGGTCCTCAGGTGGGGCACTGGGTACTGGCTCCCCCATGGCGCCGACACCGCGGGCCCGCGCATCCTGTACGCCTCCACAATCCGGTCCAGCCAGCCCGCGCGTTTAAAGTTCACGTGGGCGCCCATGCACACCATCAGCTCCGCTTTACTCAGGTGATGCGCCAAGAAGATGAACGCTCCCAGATCCTTGGCCCAATTGTTGTGGTAGTGGTACTCCGGAAACAGTGGGGAAAATATCCGGTCCAGATTCGCCTGCACCCGGTCCCCGTTGATCACCACATGCAGGGAGTGGTCGGTCAGGCCGGGCGGGTTCTCTGCGTAGCTACGTGCAAACTTCTGTGCGGCCGGGACGTACTGGTGCGGCTCCAGATTTGGAAACACGTAGACCAGCGCAATCTCCATCAGCCGTTGTTCTCTGCTGGTATCCAGCATCCGGGCACTTGGCGCAAATCGTTGAGGATCGCGTTGGTCAGGTGCTTGCGGATGTAGGGGAACGGAGTGTGCACCTTCAGCTTGAGAGGGCAGAGGCAGACGTCACAGACATTGATCGTGGCATCGTTGGGTGTGGAGAGTTTGCGGTCCTGCACACGCTCAAGCTGGCGCCGGATGGCTTCACTGGCGGGTTTGGTGAACCAGCTCGTGAAATCGCCCGCGGTATTTTTGGTGCAGGCAGCGCATACCGATGCGCGTTTAGCCGACAACTCTGCAGCAACCGCTGGCTCACCTGAGTCCAGCCATTCGTTAAGAGTCCTGACGCCTGCCCAAATCGTCTTAACTTTTCCCGCCACAGCAGCCAGAGCGTTTTGGTCGCTCTGGCTCGGGTTCGGCAAAAAAGGGGGCGGCTCGGGCTGACCCCCAGCAGCCACGTAGTCGGTCCAGTTCTGTTGTACGCAAATCGCGGCATTATATTCATCCACCCGGTTCATCATGGCCGGGAGAGACAGATCCCACTGGAGCTTGGCCTGCACGTTCGGATTGGCCTGCAGGATGTTGATGACGCTCCGGGCAATCGTGTCCAGTGACATGAAAGGTGGCGGGGACCATTTCAAGTGAGGGATGTAGAATTTGAATCCTCCGGGGATGTGGATTTGGCGATTTCTTAGGTACGGCACAACCAGAGAATTATCGGATCCGATTACGGCTGTAAAGCCCTCCAGAGTTTGAGGGGCGCGTCATCCCTGCGCGGCAGCACCCGGGAGAAATCGCTCACGATTGTCTCATTGGTCCAGCCCATGAATCCCCAGTTGGTTTTCAGCGGCAAGCCGTTGCCGTCGTACATGACGTTTACCCACTGCGAGTTGTTCACCCAGAGCACAGCCTCGTACTCGTCTTTCCAATCCACTCCGTTGGTGCTGCTTTGAAACTTCAGGTGGTTCTCGTCCCAGTCGTTGTACGCCGTGATGCCGTAGCCATCGGGCATCACCAGCGGCGGTGTCGTGCTGCTGAATCCGACCATGTAGGTGTCCTGCGGCGGTTCATTGGTGGACGATGGAGCCTTGCCTTTGGGCGGTGGTCCGGGAATCTTTTTGCACAGCTTCCACACCCCCCAGATGATGATAGCCCCCACCACCAGAATCGCGCACCCGGCAATCACCGGGCCCACGCCTTCTTTCTGATCCTGCTTCTTCTCTGGCAACTGGTCCTGAGAGCGCACGGTTTCCAGCCCCAATAACAATGCCATAAGTATGGCAATGTTACCCGGGCGCCGAACGAGCGCCCAGAACGCCATGCAGGCGGCAAGGACGCACAGCGCCATCATCCCGAAAACACTGACCCGATAATCGTCAAACAGGGTCAGACCCCAGATGACGAGCGCGAGAACCACCATGAACACAAGCAGTTTGATAACTGGTTTGAGCGTTGGGAGTTTCATAATTGAACCTCCGTTTACACCCGTTCCAAAGATTTTGCAAGAAAATAGTTGACGTCGGCGTAATGATGGCGTTAAAGACATGGCGTGACTTTGAAAAAAGAATTCGCTCTCCGGCTCAGACAAGCCCGATTCAGTGCCGGGATCAGCCAATGGGAATTGGCCAAGCGATGCGCGATGACACAGGACTGGGTGAGCCATCTGGAATGTGGCAGGCGCTTGCCAGACATCGAAACGTTCTTCAATTTGGTCCGTGCTCTGGATGTGAGCGCCGACCTGCTTGTGGTCAAATCGAACAACAACAACAAAAGAAAGGTGAAATCAAATGCCAACCGAAAGCCCTGACCTGCCAGCGATGACTGGCGATGGTGTGGAGCGCAAGATGATCAAAGCCGTGGAGGATGCCTTTGCGGATCTGATTGGCCATCGGACCCGGCGCATGAACGCGGCCGAAAAGGAGCAAGCCTCGAGCGCCGTGCTGGTGCATCTCTTCCACAAGCACAATCTGAAAACCTACGTGTACGACGACAAGAAATACACCATCAAACAGATTGAGAAGATCAAGCTCGCCCCCAAAGACGAGGATGGCTCGGACGACGAATAGCCAAGCGATTTTCTTATCACATACACAATGAAGCACAGGGGATCAGGTCAATGCGGTCGTAAAGAACCAGTCGGACACGGCTGGACCGAAAGCCGCGGGGTCAAGGCAACAGGCTGCACGTCGCACGTTCTTCTTGTATGTAGCTTGCTCGAGTGGGCTGCACGTGGAACGGGGACGGTAAACAAACGTGGGATCCGCGCAAGCCAGATGCCCGCAAGGTCCGGGTCAAGAGCCCGGGCTGCAGCAAGAAGCCTTCCCCTACGCCGCGCGCTTAACGGCGCGGAATTTACCTGTGCCCGGGAGTCTGCGACGGCGGGCTCCCGGTCCCAATTTAATGGTGACGGTGAGCCCTACCCCGGTGCTCTTTAGCGGGGGAATCCCACCTCCGTACGTCACCGCCTTTTTATGCCCAACGTTTTGAAACTCCTGCGGAATCTGGTGGTGCTTCAACCCCTGAGGCGCCGCCTTTCCGCCGGGGGCATCATCTATGATCCCAGCCGGATGGATGACAAGAAGCAGTGGAGAGTGATCAACGCGGGCCCGGCCGCTCCGGTCAAAGTGGGGGACCATGTGTTGACACAGGGGATGTTCGAGCCGCTCTACGATTTCAGGGATGACATTGTTATCGCTCCGGCCAGTGTCATCATCGCAGTGATCGAAGGGGGTTTGTGAGCAAGGATCCTGACCAGCGAAAGCTCTTCAACACGCACGGCTGGACATCGGCCCGGGAGATGAACCGTTTCAAAAAGGCCAAATTCATCAAGGAGCTGGGGTTGCGCGCTGAACCTTTGGAGAGCACACCGCGGGTGATTAAGGGGGCATACTCCTTTGGAGAATTTCTGATGCCCGACGAGTCCCGAGAATGGCTGGTCAAAGTTGGGGTGTGCCCGCTATGCGGTCAGCGGAGCCATCATCGGCTGCATCGGATCTGCAGGAGAGGGGAGAAGCCTGTTTTTTATATGCGTTGCTGGAACGCGGAGTGTGAGTTTCGCACTCCTGAATTTCCCTCCTCGGTTAAAGCCATTCAACATTACAAACTGGTCAGCACCCTTGCCCAATGAAACGAATCAATTTTGACTTCCGCAAAGGCAAATCCAGAAAGAAGCCCATGAGTCAGATCACCAATCATCAACCCGAACTGACGCTCCAGAAGGTGGAGTACATGCAGCGTCTCGAGGCGGGGGCGCTTCCGCCGCTCTGGGAATTTGTGGACAGTCCCAGTGATCAGGTCATCCAGCAAATCGTTTCCGCCCGGAAATGCCGCCCGCTCTTTCATCTCACCGGGTTCAAAGCCTTCACTCCTGAGGGCCAGCTTCTTGTCGAGCTTCGCAACCACGCCAAGATGCTGCTGGCCATCGCGCGCAAACATCTCAGTGAAAAGACCGGACCTTAAACCGTTCGATTTCCAAGTCGGCGCCAATGTCACCGTGCTCAAAGACATCCGGCGCCCCATGGGGACCATTCTCCGCAAGGGCATGACTGTAAAAATCGCTGCCCGGTTCCCGCCGCTCCAGCCGGACGCTGAAGTTGTTCACGTTCAGCTCGAGAACGGAACCATCGTGAAGGATATTCTCTGGCCCAAAACCGTTTTTAAACCATGAACACCACGCCCCAGCTCGCTCCCGGAATGCAAGACTCTCAATCTGCGGTCACCGCCGCGGCCGGAATCGGCCAAGAACCTGTCGTCGCTCAAGTCACGTTCGCCATCACGGGGGTTCCGCTCGTGGATGCCATGGCTGGGGTCAGCGCCGTCATGTCTGCAGCCCGGCTCAATATCAAAGCCCAGCTTCGCATGTGGGAAATGCTGGCCGCTCTGGCCAAAGACCAGATCCAAGAGGACGCGGAACAGGATCGGGCTCGAAAAGAGTTGAGCGAACAAATGCAGCGGATGCAGCAAGCCGCTGGCGCCGGATCCATAGACAGCACTATCAAACCTCCTTCATTGGGCGATTACATCACCAGCTCCGGCACCGCCCCTCACACTCCGCTCATGACCCCCAAGGAATGGCAGGAAACGAAAGCCCAGATGATGCGGGGTCTGGTCAATGACGTTCCCGACATCAGGCCCCCAGCCAAAACCAAAAGCATCCAGAACCCCGATCCCGCTGATTTCTGAAATCACACAAATGAGCACAATGACGAAAGAACGGTTGGATGAGATTGAAATGTTAATTGTGAACACCGCAGGAGGGGGTGAGCACCTAACTCTAACGCCTCTGTTTGGGGGAATTAAACAACTCGTGGCTCTCGCCCGCGAAGGGTTGGAACTGGAGGCGATAGTAAACGAACAGAGCAAAACCATCACAACGCTATGTCTTGCCATTGATCCCGAAAGTAATCACGGACCAGAGACGGCCAAGATTGCGGCTTATGCAGAGCATTCCAGAAAAACTGCATCTGAGGCGACAATGGGCGTAATTCTTAAGTGTGGAAGTTGTAACGGACTTGGACAGGTATATTGTTATCAGGTTCAGGACCATATCGAATACAAAGAGTGCAGCACATGTGGAGGCACTGGCATTAACGACAATGCGACTAAGAAAATATTCGACCTCCAATCCGAACTCGCGGAGTTGAGGAGGGACAAGGAGAGGTTGGATTGAGCACTAATGACAAACTCCAATACGAACTCGTCGCCGCGCAACGCTGATCTACATCATCAAGGCTCGCGGTCAACCCGTAATTGAAAGGAGAAACGAAATGAGCAAACCCAAATCAATCCATGATGTTGCTGAAATGGTCGGCATTCCGCGTTCAGACTCGGAACAAATTCTAAAGGAAGTGAGGACGAATATTGCAACCTTGGATGCTTGCGCCCGCCATAACTTCTCGGTCCCGGTTGACCGACACACAAAGCAACCGATACCAAATGCCACTTTTGCCTGTAAATGGAAGTGCTCCAAATGCGGCGGCGTTGTCGATGGGTCAGCCCGTAATTGGTATAATCTCGGACTGGAGCATGCACAGAAAGGAGAAACGAAATATGGACCACAATGACGAAGGAACACTTACAAGGATTACGTCAACCTTTAAAGGAGATGAGACGAAATGAGTGATGGAACAGAAGACGACTTTTCAATGAATGCCGAAAAGCGTGAGATGCAACGAATGGATGAACTGATGAGGGCGCAAGCAAAACGTGACCAAGAATGGTCGATGCTCAACAATCAAGTAGTGGGTGGGGAAGTATTTCCTGCCAACGAACTTACCCAACTCCGCGCACAGGTGGAGCAGTTGAAGAAAGAACTTGAGCACGAAAAGCACAGCGTCGGCAAACTGAAACAGTCTTGTGCCGATTTAGTGCAGAGCTACGTCCAGCAAATCGAGCAGTTGAAACGCAC